GAAGCTGTAAATGCTGTGATATGTATTGCAATTGTTCGTTGATTCATACTAGTTTATTTAAACCATTTATTAAATACAGTAACATTTGTTTCAATTGTCTTGGATTTATTTTTTTTCTTGTTTGCCGTAACGGTAATTGGAATGTCTGTTACCGGTTGAGTTGTTTCCCTAAGTGGCCTAATAACTTGAACTTGTTTATCAAAATTCAAATTAGGTTTTATTGCTTTAAGTGATGGGTGCATTAATTTAATCCTTTAACCATATTTTCAATTGCAATGATTGATTGTAAATCATCACATGTATCTTTATCATCCCGTAACTGTTTAAATACCGGGTGCAACAATGAATAGTTGCCATCTGAATCTTTTGACAATCCAGAGCATTTGCATTCCAATATGGTTCCTAGCAGTTGTTGCTGATTGTCGGTAACATGTTGCATCATTGCTTCATTGATTCCTGTTGGACGAGTAACAACTTTGCCATCACTTGATTCAGCATTGACTGATGATATTACATTGATATTCTTTCCGGTGCCATAATTAAAACCTGTAATGCGAAGATCCACATCCATTTCAAGTTTCATTTTAATTTGCCAATTTGGTTTTCCATCTTTCCAACCACCGTCGATTGCTTTAAGGATAGTTCCTTCTTGCCCGTCAGCTAATGCTTTTTGAAAATGTTTGATTGCTTCTTCATAGTTAGCAACCGTTTGCATTTTAACTGCAGATATCATTGTAGGTTGTAACCTATTCAATAACATTGAATAATTAGCTACTCTATCCTCATAAGGCACAAATGATTTTTGATCAAAGTATTCATCCGTTGTAATCATATCCCAAACAGTGAATCGAATTGATTGTAATGCTGATGCAAAATCTCCATGTTTTTGTTGGAACTTGGCAATATGTTTTAATGTCTCATCCGATCCTCGCGATTCCTTTTTGCTTAAGATGCTAATGATAGATGCAATAATTCCATTAGATTCATATCGTGATACGCCATCCATTGTTAATTCACCATTCAATACACAATCAGGAAATCTTGTTAATTCTTCTAGGAAAGTGGCTCCTGTTACTACGGTTGCTTCGCCTTGACGAGATTCTAATTCAACGTCACCGTTACGGATAATTGCATTGCAATAACGTCCATCCATTTTGATCTGCGAATAAGCACTTGTCCTGCCCACAAATATGGTACGTGCCTTCTTTTCATCAAATGAAATTGCTCCCATGTAAGGAGTGTCTTCAATGAGGCCTTTAAATATTTTGTTGATGTTTGTTGTACCCATTCCTAGGCGACAATCCTTTTCGATGATGCGCTCAATGATGTAGGCATCATCTGCAGTTAATGATTCACATATGTTAATTAACTCAGCAATTGCTGCATGACCTGTTACTAGTCGATCTGATAATCTAGTTAATGATTTGCATGCATCTTCTAGAGTTGATGCGGCTGTATTGCTACTAGTATATGTAGGAATTTGTTTGATATAAAATTTAACACGCTTTGAATTAGCCAAGTATAATACTTGTTTTAAGAGCATGTTGCCTTTATACTTGTCCAAGATAACCATTTTTTGATTGGTACCTGGCTCATTTGTTATTTCGTCAAATATTTGCTTAATTGTCATACATTATAATAAGAAATTCATATATAATATCCAACCAAATTAATCAATTTGTTGCATATACATGTTCATATGATTCAATTGAAATTGCATCTAAATCAGCAAATCGTGTTGCATCATATCCTACCCACCGTAAACCCATTGTGGTGGTTCCTTCATTTTTTATGCCTTTAAGGATAAACACGCGTTGCTCAAAATTATTAACAAATTCTTCAAGTATCTGATATTCTCGTCCATTAACAACTTCAGCTCCTTCCGGGAGCTTTCTATCATTGATACAAACTACTGTTTTCATCAATCCTTTTTTAAGATTTCATCAATCATATCAACATATGCTAATATTGCCGGCAACAATATTGTGAATCCGGTTATACCAGACAGGATAGATAAAAAATCAAATTCGGTTGTTAAATATACCGATATTAGTTTTACTCCAATTGCAACTATAGTAAGTGCTATTAATTCTTTGCCAATTTGCTTTAACTTTTTCATAATCATTTTTCTTTAATATTCATTAACCAATCTTTAACCAACATTTATCAATTAAATGTTTAATAAATGATCTAAATTCCTTTAAGCCTTGTTCATCAAACATTTTATTTGCTTCTTCCATACTTTCCGAACTTCCTTCTAAAACACCAAGAAACCAATGTGGATTGTCTAGGTTTTCAATAACCCAATCCGCTCTATTTGCAGGTCGTTTATCTGTTACTTCAATCCATGGATCGCCGTAAACATCTTTAACAAGTACTGCATCATCTTTTAATAATATTGATGCTTCAAAACACCAATTGTTTGGCTCATAAATACAACTCAAACAATTTGTAATATTTAGCATATCAATTTCTAATACTGGAAGTGGTGTTTCTTTAACATACCATATTCCATCTAGTTGGATTCTATCTTTCATGCTTTTGCAGACACTTTATCAGCTGTCTTTTTTTTGCTTTTTGTTTTAACTGGTGCCTCATTTACAACTGTCTTAGATTGTTCATACATCCAACGTGACACAATCAAATCTCTTTGGCTGCGGCTTCGGATGTTAGATTTGGATTGCACTAATGCATATTCATCATTAAGTGCTTCTGGACTTAATTCTGCAATTTCAAGTTGCGATGGTGTCATAAAATCTTTTGGATTGAATGAGTTTATCAATTGTTGTAAAAGTTCCTTTTGCTGATCTTCGGTTGTTGCTTCTGCTAATTGTGTGTCGTTCATTGTATTATTTAGTTTAAAAATTTATTATTAAATGCATTATAACCCATAATGTATACATTTGTAGCAATGTTGCAATAAAAGTAATTGATTCGGATTCAAATGTTATTTTCGGTTGATGCAAGCCATTAATTAATCTAATAAAGCATGTTATTGTTAATGGAGTTATAAACACTATTTTTTTAATTTTACAGAGTTTTTAATTTCATGATATACATGTAATTCAGATAAAAACGATTGATTATTTAATGGAGCTTTTTCTACAAACCCATCATGCTCAATAACTTGCCCATTAGGCATAATTGTTCTAGAAATACGTAGACCTTTTCTTCTAGGTAACGTTGGCTTACATAACAATCCTAGGTTACGCAATACTCGACACATTTTAAATTTAAAATTTCGTTTCATATCTTTTTTTTTTATAAATTATATGAAAAATATTATTAAATCCAAAGAAATTATTTGATTAATTATGAAAACATTAAATATCCTAACGTAATTCCCGCTAGTAAATGTAGTATTGAGTAATAAATTATTCTGTTCATATTGTTTTAATTTGATAATTGTGCTTTAATATGTGGGTGTGATTGATAGTTACTTAGTTGTAAATCTGACTCAAGTAGACACTTGCAGAAGTTATCATTGCTGAAACCTTCAACCACTGCTACGGCGTCTATAGGGCTTACTCCACAACCTCCGGATTCAGTTGGCCACCACTCTGTGTTGATGTTTAAGGTTGGTAATGGATATGGTTCTCTTGTTAGTTGTTCTTTTGCTTGTTCAATATGATTCAAATACAAATGTGTATCACCTAAGTTACCAATCAATTCATCGGGTACCATATTAACTGCTTTAGCAATAATTTCAAGTAGTAGTCCATAAGATGCGATATTGAATGGTAAACCTAAGAATGCATCTGCTGAGCGTTGATTCCACATTAAAGAGATTGCTCTGGTTGGGATGTTTGCTTGGGTCAAAGATGTATCAATAGTATTTTCTATGGCATCTCCTAAGTTTACTTTTATAAATGGTACTTCTATTTTATTTTCAAACTTAGAGTTATAATCGTCCACTCTTTCTGCTCTACTCAACTCTCTTGTATAAACTTGAAATCCATAATGACAAGGTGGGAGAACCATTTGGTCTAATTCTCCAACATTCCAAGCTGAAACCATTAATCGTCTTGAGTCTGGGTTTGTTTTAAGGTCATTGATTAGATTTTGAATTTGGTCTATACCACCATACATTGGAGGTTCATAGTCACCGTATCTTTTTTTACTTCCCCAATCTCTCCATTGCTTACCATACACAGGGCCTAAATCACCCCACACTTTAGCCCAATCATGATCTGTTTTAATTAAATTAATAAATTCTTCTTTAGTATAAGCTGCTTCATGTTGAGTTTCGTTTAAGTAATTCTTATAAGCATCACCATCCCAAATATGACAATTATTATCAACAAGGTATTTGATGTTTGTATCACCACGCAAGAACCATATTAATTCTGTTGCGATAAGTCTGAATGGCATTTTCTTAGTTGTAAGCAATGGAAAACCATCTTTCATATTATGACGAATGGTATAACCAAAAATACTTTTAGTTCCTGTACCTGTTCGGTCTTGTTTTTCAACTCCGTAATCTAAAATAGATTGGAGTAAAGTTATATATTGTTTATCTAGGTTATCCATTGATAATATCTTTTAGTCGTTTAATTTCTGATATCACATCATCTCCCAATTCAATTTTGGACATCATGGTTAGATCTACTACTTGATTAGTTAGTAATTCAATTAATTCATCTCTAAATTTAATTTGTTTATGTTGTACTTGTGTATATTCATCAAGCATCCACTTTATCTTATCAAACTCGGTTCGAATGTCATCTTTTAGTCTATTTAATCGAGTATCTGCCGTTATTTTTTCTTCTCTATCTTTCATTAGTTCTTTACGTTTTTCAGGATGTCTCCACTTACCATAGTTATACCATTTATTCATATTTTTAATGTTTTTTTCTTCTTTTTTTTGAACATAAGCCATAGGTGATGGTAAATCACTATAATGACAATATGAATCTTTTTCGTTATTTTTTTTCATTTTCATTCCAAAAGTAAATTAACCATATCGTAAAAAGTACCCAAAACCCAAGTATAATGTTTGATATTATATTAATCATCTAAGTTTAAATTGTATTCATTTAATATATCTCTGATAGAGTCTCTTACTTTATCAGCCATGTCTTGTTCGGCTCCTGTAGCTTCTCTTCCATCAAAAGAACCATATTTTACTGCACTTCGAAGTAATTGATCTAATTCCCACATCGCATTCTTCCATTTAATACCATCCAATGCCATTCTTGCATCATTTTGTTCTTCAATAGAGTCAAACTCCAATATTATCTTTCCCATATGTTTTAATTATTTTTTAGTTTCCATAACTCGTAATTACTATTTTGTGTCTTAAATTTAATATAGTCGTCTTGTTCATCAACAATTTCTGTTATTGGAGTTGTTTGCCAAGTAAAAAATTGATTGAATGGTGACATAAGCAGTGATCGACCAATCGCAAATGTGTCATGCTTTTCCTTTAAGGTACCATCTTCGTTCCACTCAATCCACATAATATCCTTTGATTGGTTAGTTAATCCATCCCGGGCACGAACCAATTTCCAATTGAATTCGTTTTCTATTACTCCTTGTTCAACAGCAACCTTCAATATATTATCTTCCGTTAATGTCATTGGTATTTTATTTTGTTTCATGGCCATTTTATTTCATTTGTTGCTTGATCCCAGTCAAAGTGGAATGGCTTATTTGCATAACTATATCGTTCATTCAATACTGATGCATTGAAAAAATGCGTATGTCCGTTAAAGTAATATCCATGTCCTCCATGAATATGGCCAAACACATGAATCTTTGGCTTAATCTCATCTACTCGATAACGTAACATTTCACATCCAACCCGGATACTTTGTCCACCTGGAATATCTAGATATCCAAAGGGAGGTCCATGTGTAATTAAGATATCTGTATTGTGTGGAATAGCATCCCACTTTGCTTTCATCTCTTCACCGTTGCGAGGCAAATTGAAAGCCCAATCACAAAATTCCGGTTGCCATGGTGAACCATATATGCGAACATTGTCTTCTGGAAAATCTCCATTGTGTCCGTCATAGTATAGTGTTAAATCGTCATCTAGGAGATATTCAATAGTCTTGTATCCAGTTAAGATGCCGTGTGCATCATCTGACCTATCCTGCATCCAACGATCATGGTTACCTGCAATTAGTACCTTTGTATCGTAGTTGTTTATGTTATCAAACCAAGTAAAGAAGTCTTCTGCTTCGTATGCGCCATAACCCGAGTTCATGAAATCGCCTGCATGGATCAATAGTTCACCTCCAGGTAAATCTGCATCCAATTGCTTATGCTTTGAATGTGTATCTGAAATTAGTGTAACTTTCATTGATTCAATTTTATTAAAATATAAGAAAAATAATTCAATAACCCAAATAAAAGTACAAGGGTCTTTAACGGATTAATTTAACCTTTAATTATTTCTTTTTTTCCTATAATGGAGCCTTGTAGGACTACCTTATCAATTCTTGAATCAATGTATGATTTTGTTTGATCAATTTCTCGATGAATTGCATCTTCTATTGAATGATGATCTCGATCAACTTTTTCAATTTGATTCATTACGGTTTTTTCAACCATATTGATGTCGCGACATGTTCTTTCAAGTTGTTGTTGAAAATGTTCATGCTCATGAGACGTCATATGATGAATTTCGTCTATTTGTTTTTCAATCTGTAATAATTGTTTGTTTGTTTTGTTTATCTTAACCATACCTACAACTAAAGCAATCAATAATAATGCTGCTGCAATCGTAAGCATACCTAAAACATATGATGTTATTTCTATCATGTTTTTCCTTAATTTTAATATGTCAAAGAACTCTTGTACTTGTAGTCAGGACAGGATTCGAACCTGTATGAATCGTATAAAGCTTAATAACAGTTGTACACCTGCCGATTCTTAGCTAGCGTATACCAATTCCGCCACCTGACTATATTGCTTCTTATTCTCCTACCCTTTTATTTCGAAGCCAACCTGCTTATCTTTAAATACGAGTTTCTCAAGGGTACAGGCTGTTGTAGTCCTACGGGGAATCGAACCCCGCTTTCCAGGATGAAAACCTGACGACCTAACCGATAGTCGATAGGACCAGAACCATTAAATTCCTGACATCAACAAATGGTTTCGATACAATGCATCTTCATCTTCATATGTAGCTAAACACATGAAACAATCATCATACGATCCTTCGAACATGATCTGTCCTGTTGCTGAATCAATTACTTGGCATTTGTCATTAACTAGGTTTACAATTTCCATATATCTTTTTTTTATATAATATAAGAAAATTATGATGAATATCCAATCTTTCTTAAAATGTATTTTAATATAGTGTACCTTAGTTTATACATCATTCTATTACCTTTTCAACATATGTGCAAGTTTCACCTTCGACAAATCCTTTTTCTATGAGCAATGGCAACGATCCTGGTTTGCACCAAGCATAAACAACATATCCTTTGTACCTATCTGTTACATATTGCCATCTAGTATCCCACAGCTTTCTGAATATGCCCTTAAGTCTGTGCTCTTCGTGCACCCAAGCATCTAAGAATTTGATCTTGTTGCTTTCTTCTCGCTCCATGTAGATATGTCCTACAATGTCTCCATTCAACATGGCAATCCAAGTCTCTAGTTGTTGTGCATTGCTTTTGAGATGTATTATTTTAATATCGTCTATCATAGAATTGTTTCCTTACCGGGTGATTCCTAGTTCTTCCAATGTTTTTGGTTTAAAGTCTACATGCTCACACGATACACAATGATATCGCCTATCAACACGATCAAACAATTTAAACCCAAACAAGGTAACTGGATATGTTACTAGTTTGCTGTGTATGTGTCCGTGAATATTGTGTTGAACTCGATAATCCATTTCCATTGTATGTATTGGACAATGTGTTAGGAAAATACCTTTGTATTGCACCATCCCGGATACTTCTTGAACATATTTAAGTAATTCCGGGATGTGCTTTGGTCTATCGTGGTTGCCTAACACTACTTTTTTGATGCCATTGAGACGGTTTAACAGTGGATATGAATCAGTCTTTTCCATTGTTATATCGCCTAAAATATAAGTAATATCACGCTTTTGTACAACACTATTCCATTGCTCAATAACATGGGCATCGTGTGCTTCAATGCTTTCGAATCCTCGATGCTTTGCCATGAAGCTATGGCCAAAGTGTAAATCTGCTATAAATCGAACCTGTGACATTGTTTTCTTTTATTATAAGAAATTATTCTACAATTTCAAAGTCAACATCTGGAATTGTTTCGCAAAACATGAAATGAGTTTGATTATTTAATACATGATCACATCGCAGCCAATTCATATACATTTGCACATATTCCATATTAGGATTATCTCCAAATATTTTAGCAAAATGATGTATAGGTTTTTGTGCTACTACATGGTATGCAGCATCGCCATGCATGTATATCGATTTCATTACATCATTGGCATTTGTGGCATTGAATCTTCTTTGCCTGGTTCTTCTACAATAACACATTCAGTCATCAATAGCATTGACGCAATAGATGCTGCATTTTCAATTGCTGTTCTTGTTACTTTGGTTGGATCAATAATTCCTGCGGCTAACATATCAACAAATTCGTCTGTGCGAGCATTGTATCCAAAAGCATCTTTGCCTTCTTTTACTTTTTGGACAATCACAGCGCCTTCGCCGCCGGCGTTAGCTACTATTTGACGTAGTGGTTCTTCAATTGCTCTTTTTACAATAGCAATACCTACAGTTTCATCTTCATTGATACCTTTAAGGTCGTTTAATGCACTTATGCATCTTATCAAAGCAACTCCCCCACCAGGAACAACACCTTCTTCTACTGCTGCTCTTGTAGCTGCTAAGGCATCATCAACTCTATCTTTTTTCTCTTTCATTTCGGTTTCAGTTGGAGCTCCGATATATAATACTGCTACGCCTCCTGAAAGTTTAGCTAACCTGTCTTGAAGTTTTTCTTTATCATAATCTGATGTGCATGCTTCGACTGCTACACGAATTGTACGAATTCTATCTTCAATGTCTTGAGTTTCGCCGGCACCATTAATGATTGTTGTTTTATCTTTAGAGATTTCAACTTTCTCAGCTGATCCTAACATTTCTAGAGTCATATCTGCTAATGTAACACCACTAACATCAGATACAACCGTGCCACCAGTAAGTGCAGCTAAATCATCTAACATTTCTTTGCGTTTTTCACCATAACCAGGTGCCTTTACGGCTGCAATTTTTAATGCACCTCTAATTCGATTAACAACCAAAGTACTTAATGCATCACCGTCTAAATCTTCTGCTATAATTAATAGACTGCGGCCCGATTGAACTACTGGTTCCAATACCGGAAGCAGTTCTTTCATTGATGAAATCTTTTTGTCTACCAATAAAATCATTGGATTTTCCATTTCTGTAAGCATCTTGTCTTGATTAGTAACAAAATATGGAGAAAGATATCCTCTATCAAACTGCATGCCCTCAACTGTCTTAACTTCGGTTTGAGTGCCTTTGGCTTCTTCAACGGTAATGACACCATCATTGCCTACAACATTCATTGCCTCAGCAATTAACGATCCAATCATATTATCATTGTTAGCAGATATGCTAGCAATTTGTTTGATTTTATCATTATCATTTCCAACTTCTTGAGAAATATTTTTTAGTTCCGCTACTACTGCAATTACTGCTTTATCAATGCCTCGCTTTAAATCAATTGGATTTGATCCTGCGGCAACATTCTTTAAACCTGCAGTAACTAATGCTTGCGCTAATACTGTTGCGGTAGTTGTTCCATCACCGGCAATGTCAGCAGTTTTAGAAGCAACTTCTTTTACCATTTGCGCACCTAAATTTTCCATTGGGTCTTTCAACACAATTTCTTTAGCTACTGATACACCATCTTTTGTAATGTGTGGTGGTCCAAATTGTTTACCGATTACAACATTGCGACCTTTTGGCCCTAATGTTACTTTGACTGCATCTGCTAATGCATCTACACCTGCTTTGAGCTTAGCTCTTGCATCAGAATTAAAACTGATTTCTTTTGACATAACTTTGTTTTTCTTTTTTTATAACGTTTATTTAATATAAATATTTACTTGGCAATTTCCAAGAACTTTTGATTTAAAGTTTTAGATACATCAATCATATTTGTTGGTTTTATAAAACATGCATCTGGTCCATACATGGTTTTAAATTGTCTTTGTTCGTAATCACTACCATACAAACTACAAATAAAATATGAAATAATATTGATCCCATAAGATCGAAAACAATTGATAGCATTTTTTGTATATGCAACGCCATCATAACTACGGGCAACTCCTGATATATCGGTTGGCCCACCATCTGAATAATTAACAAAAATGCATTCATCTCCTTTTGCATCTTTTAAAATATCTTTTTCAATACTTTTAAATGCAATACCTTCAGGTGTACATCCAAATACATCTAGGTATTTAAACATGTTTTTTATTTTATGTATTTTATCAACAGCTGAGTCATATGCATATATCGTTACGGATCTTTCTACTCTAGAATTATTCAAGTAATATGTCCCTCGCAATGAAATTTGTACTCGTATACCGGTTGTCATTGCAGCTGCCTGAGCAACTGCTATTGCTGAAGTTAGAGCATTAGCAAATTTATCGCCTGACATTGATCCAGATGCGTCAATTGATATATGAATAAAATAATTTTTAAATCTGTCTGTTACAATTCTATGAAATACATTTATATTATTGTATCCTAACTGAGATATTAATCGTTTATCAATTTTGCCGGTCTGAAGTCTTGTTGATTTTAGTGAGCGATCCGAGTTTCTAAGTTGAAGTTTTCTACCTAACTGCTTACCTAAAACAATGCCAGCATTCACAGCTTCTTGTTTATTATTAAGTCGAACTGCGCTATATTTATGATCTCGAACATCATTATCATAGTTACGTTGCCCGGTAACATAGTCATCTGAATTTGTTCCAAATAATTCAGGCATTGAAGATATTATTCCAGGAGTCAATTTTTTTATAACAATTGTTTCAACAAAATCTGAGGCGCCGGTTATACTTGTAGAAACCTCACGTGTCTCACATCCTGCTTCCTTAAGTGCATCAACTGTTTTTGCTATCTTTGAAGATAATTTACCTTTTTTTATTGGATAACCATCTAAAAAATCTTGTTGTTTTAATATTGCTTTTTTTAATTTTTCAGTGTCCTGAGAAGAAAGTTGCGGTTCAGAATTGCTTTCAGACGATTCTTCCTGCGTTGACTCATTCTCTTCACCATCTTCATCACCGGCATCGCTTTCATTTGATTTGTCTTCTGACTCAGCAGTGTTATTATTTATGACTTGTTTAAGTATTTTAAATATATCACACGCAACAATTAATGCATCTTGGGTTGAATTTAATCTTTGTATATTTTTAAGATCAATGATATTCCATATCAACCGCAAATGTTTTAATGTATTTAATTTGCGATTAGAATTAGTAAAATTAATAATATGAAACATGTAATCGTCTATTGTTTCTTGATTCTTTGCTCCAGACAACAATGCTTTATCGATAATTTTATCATTAAAGAATTTATCATACATTGATTCATAATACATTCGATAGCCAGGAGCTGTTGTATAAATTTTATAATCAATACGTCTATCTTCAACCCAATTAAGCAAATCTTTAATAATTTTAAATTCGCGTATAGGTAAATCCAAATTTGGATCTAATCCTTGATATCTAATTAATTTAGCAAATAGTGTTTCGCTGATATTGCTAGTTGACTTGCCATTAGCTCCTTTAAACAAAGAAAAATCGGTATGCGCAATATGCGACCCTTCATGAAGTGCAAGCCCAACGGCAGGATCAAAGTTTTTGCCATCTAATTTGGTTCCAATAGTAACAGTGGTACCATCGGTAAAACTTGAATCATTACTTTGAAATTTTACAGGTATAGTTTTTCCGGTAACAATATTAACAAAATTAGCAATTGCTCGTTGTGCTGCCGCTAATTTTGTAATATCTAACGTATTTGTATTAGTATTAGTCCAATTGGAATCAAAATCTCGGTCCAACCAAAAGCTTGATGCTTGAGTTGGTTTGTATTCTGAAAATCGTTTTGATAGGCTCATCTCTTTTTTTTATATATAATATGAAATTGATCAGTAATTTCCAACCAGACTATTAATAAAAACTACAAATTATGCTGGTTTTTGCATTATTGGATCATACGGCTCATCTTCAGCATTAAAAATATCTTTTATTTCCGTTGCCATATGTTTTTGGATAATTTGTTTAACAAATGTCCTTTCTGAATCGGTGCCTCCTGATGCATCAAAGAATGGTAATATTGCTACTTCCGCGGCCTCCGATAAAGAAAATCCATCTGCTAGCAATTCACATACTCTAACTGTCATACGTGTTGATACCATAGTCGATAACTTGCCATCTTCCGCTCTCCATTCTTTGCGAGTTGCGTCGGCTATATCTGCTACTGAATGAATTAAATTTGGAGAAACTGATTTAGGAAAACGTTTTGTTAATAAAAGTTCTTCTTGTGATAATGATAAAATATCAACTTCAATTATTTCGAATCGATCTAATAGCGCACGATCCAATACTCGAGTCGATGTATATTCGGTACCAATATTGGCTGTTGCAATAAATGAAACTCCCGGAGCTACCATTATGGTTGGTGAATCAACATCTTCATCTAATCGCAAATAGCGTTGACCTTCATCTAACACTGACATCAAGATATTCCAGGCTTCTGGATGCGCCCTTGAAAGTTCATCCAACAAAATAACTGCGTTTTTAGTTTGTATGGCCGTTACAAATGCTGACGAATCAAATATTGTTTGTCCATCTTTGAAATGTGTATTTCCAATGAGTGTTGATCTAGGATCTTGTGTTGCTCCCAAATTAAAATAAAAGAAAGGACGATTAGTTGCCCTAGGTAAATCTTTTGCGGCTTGTGTCTTACCGCAACCTGCAGGCCCAACCATCATTATATTTTTGCCTCTTACTGCTGAGCGTACTAGATATTTCCATTTGATATCCGACATTTCTAACGACTCAGGTTTTATTTTATGAGCGTTATTGATAAGATGCAATATAGGATCGATATCTTTTTGTTCCACAATTATTTCTTCTTGTTGAGTTGCCGGCTCAGTTAATTCATTTCTATTAATACGCTTTGCTCGGCCGGTGATTTCATCAAATAATAATGCTTCGTTGTTTGACACTGCATGTTGTATCATGATTGGCCGGAACAAATTTGTAATATCATTGTTTGTACCTACTTCAATTATTGAAGTTACTCCCGATGTTGTTACTGGTATTCCTATTCTCTTTTTCATATTTCTTATTTTCTATATAATATGAAATAATGAACCAGTATCCAACCTATCTAATAGTTTTTTATGATAATGTTACCAGTTACGGCAGGACCAGTATCTAGCAGAGGTTCTATCCTTTGCAGTATGACATCGATGCCTAGCTCTAAATGAACGCCTACGAGCAGGATTGCTCTTGCGGATTCTCATATTAGGATCGCCGAAGTTGACCTTAACAACGTTGCCTTTTGGGTTTTTAACGTAGACTTTAAATTTCTTTACATCACCTTGCATTGGTTTGCCTAAGTTAACTTTACGTCCTTGATATTCGGCTTCTGATATTACATCAAACTTACCTGCCTTGATGTCTTCCATCATTGCTATTGCACATTCCGTACAAACTGACATTTCTTCCATAACATCCTTTTCTATTTCTTCATTCTTAGATTTTTTACCCCAATTCTTTGCACCTTTTTTGCGACAAGCTGATAATGCTAATGATCCATATGCTGATGGCCATGTGCCACCATCTCGGGTGTAACTGGCTTTTACTTTATAATAACAAGCATCTCGTTTTGGTTTCTTTTTCTCGTCAATCATTTCAATTGGAGTATTGTCATGATCACATTCATGGCAAATGTATAAATCAGCGCCGCCGGTAGATTTCGGCCAACCATGATCACATTTGTCACATTCAATACGATCGTCTACTACTGCTTCAGCCTTTGGAGTACGTTTACCCATACCAACCTTACGCTTTTGTGCTACCAACGATTCTTTTTCTTTTTTATTGAATGAACTCCATGGTTTTGGTGTATCTGCAGAAACTTTTTTACTAGGACGACATTTCTTTACGCCTTTTGTTTTATCGTTGCCACATGGCCTGCCATTCTGATCTACCCATTTTTCTTTAACCCAACGGCGTAAATCTTCATTTAACAAGTCTTGTAATCGAATCATTATAGTTCCTGTCTTATTCCTAGCTTTGGAAGATATGATCTCCAAGTTTTTAATATAAATTCTTTGTCTTGCAATGTAATAGTATTGTCAGATACCCAAATATCTAAATAGTCATTAACAACATCCTTAAGGGGAGTTTTTGATTTTTTTGCTTTAAAATACAGGCCTTGAATCATTGCTGGTATTTCTTTGGGCAACGTAAAATAGCGAGCAGCAGGTAAATTACCAGATTCAATCCTGGTTCTCATTGCTTGATCAGAATAAATAAATTTGCTGTCAATCATGTTCCATCCACTTTGAGTAGCATGTTCAATTTCGTGACGCAATGTATCTCTTAGTTGCATAGCAATTTCAGATAATATTCTAGGATATTCTGCAGGATTAATTTTAAATCGTATTTCTATTAATGGCGGCTGATCTGCATGTTTTGTTGTTTGATTAAAAATATCACCTCCGGAGCTAAAATCAGGTAGATCTTCAATCCATTGAACTTTGAGTGATAAATAAAATTCTACAGGTATTGTATCATTTTCAATTTCCTCAAAATATATTTTATCTTGTTCGGCATCGTCATTAATATCTGCTAAAGTTTCGCCTCGTTTAAAATATATTTTTTCTCCAGCAAATTTTCCATCTGGATCGGTTGTTGCAGCATAACTGTCTTTTATTACTTGTAATAGCTTGTTTGATAATGTAGTTACTAAACTATCATAACGACCTTCAATAATAAGTGATTTCATTGATATCATATTAATAAATATCAATCTAGTAAATTATAGTTCCACCAAGTTTCTTTGTCTTTGTTGAAAGGATTTCCGGTTTGCTGATAATAACAATTGAGACAAAGCATTTGCAAATTATCAATATGATGATTGGTTTCATCTCCGTCAACATGATCTAAAAGCAATGGTACCGTATCATCTGTTATTCGTCGTTCTTCATATCCGCAGCTATCACAACATTCTTTCATAATACCTAAAGCCAATAGCCTGTTACGAATCTTCCATGTTGGATAATTTGGATGATGTCCTTCTAGAATTGTATCTATACTATATGCGCCGGCGGTTGCTTTAACTGTATCTTTAGCAATACCTACCCCGGCTTGATTGGTATGCATATCATAAAGAGTTTTATCTGTCTCTCTATCAATATACAGCTTAGCATATTTTTTATATGTAGTAAATGATACCTTTAAGAAACGTGATGCCTCTGCATTTGACTTTGTATTGGCCATAGCATATCGAATATCAGTTTCAGGTAAATCTAGTGACGATCTACCACGTCCATAAACATACTTATATTGTGGTTCGTCACCCATTTAATATACGCCTAGTTTTCTTAGTTCTAATACTGCTTGTTTTGGAAACAATTTCTTGTTAAACATTTCATGAAGTTCTACTGTTAACTTTGAAGTATAATCCATAAATGTTTCTTTGTAGATTCCACTTTGCGTTCTTACATCTGAATACCATGTTGAATATGATGTAAATTTATCATTGAAACGATCTGCATCGGTTCTATTTTCCCAATATTCAATTTGATCTTTCAATGGCCACATATCAACCGAGATATTTGGATCTTTTCGTATTGCAGAAAGGAATGGATTTCCTTCTTGGCGTTTTTGGTTTCTGGATATAAACTTATCCATTAAATTGATTGAACGGTCTTTTGGAGACATTCCTGTGTGTGCTGATTTTTTTCCCATAACTTATTTTTTTATTTTTTCTTGTAATATAACTAGTTTTCTCCAAGCATCTTCTGCTCGGTAAATATATTTTTTAAATTCAATAACATTGAATGATTCCCGGGCCATATCTGCTTTTTTTATATTTCTATGATATGTTGCATGAAGCAACCCAATTTTAATATTTGTTATCCAATTAATCATGTTTTTTATATTTTGTAAGTGTAACTGACAAACCTTGCTCTTTTAATTCATCTCGTACTATTAAACATTCTTCATATGAATCTATAAAAATATCACAACGTAACGCCGTATGTACAACGTGTGCACATTGCGCTGCTTGTATATAACCATGTTGACATATATCCATTAAGCAATTTACAACATGATCAAATGTATTTTGATCATCATTATGTAATATTACTAGCCAGGTGCCCCGTTTATTTAATAATTGTTTTTTCAACATCTCTAATTATTGCACATTGTTCGTAATACTCATTTTGTTCAGCATACGCTAAACATTGATGAAGAAACTGTTTCTTTTTAAATTTATCCCACGTTTTAGGCCATTCCCACTTATTAGTCGACATATGATTTATAGCTGTGATTAACAACTTGTCGATAAAGTTCTCTTCCATAATTTATAATATATAAATAAATTAAATAATCCAAGAATCATGTTATTTGTTTTAAAACATATCGTCCCATGGAGTATCTTTAATAGTTTGTTTAGGAACCGTTGTATTAGATTTTTTATTGGGAGTTGGTTTAGTTAATTGAACATACAGTTTTTGACCAATTTTTATGTTGTCTGAAGTTAATCCGTTGATTTGTTTTAATTGTTGAACCGTAATTTTATATTTTGCTGCTAATTCTGATAATGTGTCGCCTGATTTAACTGTATGTGTAACTGACTTATTTATATCGGTAGCCATATTGACTGCACTACGTACTGTAGATTTCCATGTGTCGATAGGTTTTTTTGATTTTGGTTTTATTTTATTTAAAATTTCTCGAGCAATTGCTTGCCGTTGTTTTAACATAGGCTTACCTGCTTGTTCATAATTAGTTACAAAATCTTCTGTAGCAGCATTTATATCTTTTGATTTTTTAAATACATCAAAATCAAACCCAGGATGATTATTTATTTCATTTTTTAAAAATGAATATGCGTGCATGTTAGTTGCCGGATTTTTTTTTATGTCTACTTTAAATTTGTTTAAAACATGATCGCGGTATGCTTGTTTTCTAGCAGGATATGTCCATTGTGCCCAACTATATCCTAAATCTCCAGAGTCAGACAATGTTCCTGTTTTAACTCCCGAACCCTGAATTCTATGTGGGAGGAATTCACTTTCATGTTGTATGTTAGCAGCCATAGCTGATGCTGCTTCAGGTGTTAATCCTAAATCAGCCTGAAATGTTTTTGCCCAATAAATTGCTGTGTCAATAGTAGTTTCAGTTAATAAATGTTTTAAGCGAATCATTATTTGCCTTTTTGATCACGTATAATTAATTCGCCTAATACTTCCAATCGACCCACTTCACGTTGAAATTCAATTGCTGTCATACCCAATGAAATCTTTTTAAGTGTTTCAGCGAATTCTTTTTTTGCAGAATTAATATCAAATTTACCTGCAGTAGCTCGGCGATAATATGCAGCTTTCACTTTAAAGTGATGCCATGTTAATAGCGCCAGACCGCCTTTTTCTTCAGCAGTTGTAGCTATCTTAGCAGCGCCTTTGCCTCGAGTCTCTGCAAATTCCTCAAACTTATCGTTAGTTTGTTTGGATTCAAATAATAAATTATATAGTTTCATATTAATAAATATCAATTGTTCCAAATAACATTTTTAAATTTTTCTGGAGATAGTCCAAAGTAATTAGTTCTCCATTTTGTTTGTTCAAAGAAATCTAAATAAAACCAGTCATCTTTTAATTGCCATAATCGTTTTGCAACATCATCCCAATCATTATTTATTACAAAATTTTCAATTTCTAATTTCTTTTCATGTATTAATTCATAATCAAATGAATCCCATTCATAATGAAATACTTCAAATACTGAATTTTTAGATACATAATCTATAGAAATATCAATGCCCCATTTGGGTTTCATTTTGATAATTTTATATAACATAGGATTAGATGATGCATACTGCGTTAATTGTTCTAAGGCAGAATCAGTATATGCTTTTCGTTCGAATAAGTCCGAATGATTGATGTGTGCGCCGTCAAACTTATCCCATACAATCCATGGTTGTCGTATTACAGTTTCATGTCGCCGCACGTTTTTTGGATAACCGTTGATATCTGCATATTGTTGTTCGATTGTAGTTAAATGATATCCATTTTGATCAAATAAATTGGTACAATGTGTATCATTTAAAATATCAACATTTTCTAATTTTATATTCCAATATGGATTTGGATTAAATGTTGTATTTTCTATATTCATATTTTATTTTTTAAATATTGGTCCGCCCGTTACCCATGCTGCACAACTTCTTGACCCAGCACATTTAAAGTGAAGAAAGTTACAATAACCTAAATCACCCATTAT